AAATCTCCGTGAATTGTTAACCCAACATAGTCACTATCATTTAAAGTACCGCCACTTTCTCTTGCCCTACCCCTAAATATAGATGCAGTAACATATGAATCATAACTACTTAAAAGATAACCACCTGTTCTTCCGTTTTCAAATTGAGTAAATTGATGGGTATAATTTCCATCTGCCATGTCATTAGCAATAGTTTGAGTAAAATCTCCTGTACCATTGTCTGTAATAGAAGTTAGATTTAGACTATCTCGTATTGAACCACTCATATTTATATTTGTAAAAACTTTTGCTAAACCTTGCTGTAAGTTAGTTGTTGTTGAACCACCTTCGCCTACTACAGTTGTAGAACCTGCTGATGTGTTACCTCTTATCTGATCTGTTGCTACAAACCCAGCACCTGTAACTGCTGCTGTGCTACCTGCTCTAGTTTGTAGTGTGTCTACTTTAATTGTACTCATTTTATAACACCGTCAATCTGCCGCCTGATGCGACTGTTAGAGTTACACCTGATGCAACTTCAAGTGGCCCTGTGCAGTTGGCGTTCTCTGTACCTGATATAGTAACGCTAGTATTTAGAGACTGTACGTTAGTTCTAAATATACTGCCACCACTAAACGTACCTTTGTTAGCTGCTGGTGGTGTCACTGTTGCTGTGCTTAGACCCATATAGTTCACAAAGATATTAGCTGTACCACTTGAGGGTGCAGGGCTAAACGTCAATGTTGTACCGTTTGAAACTGTGTATGCTGATGTGTCCTGTATAACACCATCTACAGATACAAGTATGTCTTGGTCAGCGGTTACAGTTTGGTTTAGTGTAAAAGCTGTTGTACTGCCGTCACCATTAAACTGTTGTACTGCATTCCGTGTAACGTATCTTGAGGATGCTCCCTGACCAATGTATGCCATATTATGTGATCTCCATTATACTTAATGTACCACTTAGTTTGTCAGCTACGCTACAATCAATGGTAATCTGATCTGTTGTTTCTAATACAACCTTGTTACCTGCCATCAATTCTAGTGATGAGCCAACTGGTATAGGTGCATCTTTAACAATTATACTTGTTCCGTTTGCTGTATTGTTTGTTACGGCTCTGTTAGCTGTGTCACTTACAAGTCTTACAGTAGCTGTAACTTCTGTCGTATGTATGTTAGCTAAAATTAAACCAAGAACAACTGTAGTCGTACTACTAGCTGCAGTATATACTACATACGGAGTTCCGCTACTGGCTGGCTCGGCTGCAAAATTAACTACTTTAAAAGTATTTGCCATTCTATCTTTCCTTTGTTATCCTAATGCAATCGCTAAAGCTGTAGCGTTATCATCTGTTAATGTGGTCAGGACACTAACGTCCATTCGTTTAAGTGTTCCACCATCACTTACTAGTAGTTCATCATCCGTAGCTAAACCTGAAGTTAATGCAGTCTGCCCTGAGATTACATTATCATTTAGCATAGAGCCTTCCACTGCATTTGCAGCTATTGTTACAGCCCCTGTGTTAGCTATGGTAACGTCACCACTTACCGCTACCTCTTGATAACTAGTGCCATCAGCTACTAGTATCTTAGCAGATGTAACGTCAGGCATAATAAGTTGACCGCCTAGAGTTACATTACCTGTCAGAGTAGATGTTCCTGACACATCTAAGTTACCATTTAGATCTACTGTAGTAGCAGCAATTTGTATCTCAGTATCTGCTACAATGTCTAGCTGTCCATCTGTTGATGAATGTAGATATAGTCCTGTATCTCTAAACTGTATCTTATTATCAGTGCCTACGGTTGTTGTAGCATCTATGCTAACCGCACCGTCAATGTCTACTACGTCTAAGTTTGCTGTACCATCTATATCTATATTACCTGAGATGTCAAGAGAACCAGCTTGTAATGCACCGTCAGTGACTGATATGTTTCCTGTTGCAGATCCTGTAGCTGTTGTTGTACCTAATACAAATGTATCTGCACTTTCATCCCACATAAAGATAGCATTGTCACCTGTTGAACCTCGTTCAATAACAAGACCACTATCGTTAGAGTTAGATGTTGCCCCGTTATTTAGTTCAATTAGGTTATCTGACACTACCATGTTAGTTGTGCTAACAGTTGTTGTATCACCACTAACAGTTAAGTCACCTGAGATAGTAACATTATCAGCAAAGACTACATCGTCTGTACCAGTTGGAACACGCATAACAATAGTGTCAGCGTCATTCTTAATTGTTACATCGTTGGTTGAACCTTGACCTGTAAGTATAAGTCCTTCTGCTGCAGTGTAACCTATTGCTGCGTTATCACCTGCAGCCGTATCCGTTGTAGCTTCTAGTGTACCACCAGTAATTACACCTGTTGTTGTAATAGCTGATGAGCCAGTATCTATTGTGCCAAACCCAGATGTAATAGATCCTGAGTTTAATGCACCCGTTGTAACAATATTACTGCCACCAACATTGTGACTAGAAAAGTATGTAGACACAGTATCTACGTTAGTCATACGCATTGTGCCAGCGTCATTGATGAGGATACCGTCACCTGAAGCTACAGCAGTTGTGCCTCTTGATGTACCACCATCAATTAAGTTAATCTCTGCTGCAGTTGCGGATACTGCTGTACTACCTAAAGTAAGCTGTCCATCAGGAACAATAAGTCCTGCTGCACCATTAAAGATCAAGTCATCCGCAGATGTATCCCAAGTTAGGTTAGCTGATGCTGTATCACCGTAGAGTATAACATCGTAGCCTTGGTCATCAGCACCAATAGTAAGTGTAGCATCTAACTGTACTGCACCATCAATATCTACAGCATCTAAATTAGTTGTGCCGTCAATGTCAACATTACCTGATATGTCTAATGAAGCTGCGGCTATCTCACCACTAACATCTACTGCACCATTTATATCTATGGTTGTAGCATTTATCTCAATCTCTGTGTCAGATACTAAGTCAAGTACACCATCTGCTGATTGATGTATGTATGTTCCTGTGTCACCAAACTCTAATCGGTTGGTGCTTGACATCATTAAAGCATCTGATGCAATCGTGAATCCAAAAGTTGTTCCGTTGTCACCATCTTTGATGCTGACGTGTGTTGTTGTATTTCCTCCACCATCTCTATCAACGTGTAAAAGTTGCTCGTATGATGAAGCTATACTTTGTGCGCCTAAAGCTGCCATATTAAAATCTCCTTAAATTTAAACAATGTTTTCCCACTTGCGTTCTTCTAAATCCCAAGTGTCATTAATCTTAGTCCATAAATCTCTAGCCAAACGTGC